AAAGTTTCGTTTTTACTCCGCAACCCCCTTATTCAGCATCAAAGAAGTTTATTTGTAGATCTTGGCGCGATACTCAAACCTTTTACGGTAACTATAATATTCAGGCAGTCTTTGAAGAGACGGTTAACTAAAGTATGGATACAACTCAAGCTCAATCAAGCATCAAAAATTTGAATTCAGAGATATTGTCTTTGAATCCTTCGGCGCTAATTACGATGTATGAGTTAGATCTATCCGAAATTATATTTAATTCGGCGGTTTTAAGTAATTCCGAGAAGATTTTTAGATTTCATTCTGAACCTAAACTTTTAAACAACGACATATTTTGGCAAGGAAATAGATACATAGCCGCGCCAATTACAGCTCAAGGTTTCGAACTAACTACAAAAGGTAGCACACCAACTCCAAAACTTAGCATCATCTCACACGATTCTACAATCGATACCTTCACTACCTTAAGACAGAAAATTAGATCTCTAGGCGATATAGTTGGCGCGAAAGTAACCAGAATTAGAACTTTTGCTAAATACTTAGACTACACAAACTTTCCAGATCCAGCCACAAGGCCACAAGGCTTTACGCCAGACCCTTATTCCGAATTTCCAAGAGATATCTATTACATAGAAAGAAAAAGCCAAGAAAACAAAAACCTAATAGAATATGAATTAACTTCAATCTTTGATGTTCAAGGTGTGAAATTACCTGGAAGAATCGTTTCTAGCACAAGATGTTTATGGACTTATCGCGGCGCTGGTTGCGGTTATGAATACGAAGATCCTACGGACGCATTCAGACAGAGAAGCACAGCTATCCACGAAGATATGTCTTTACCGACACAAGCTCCATCGGTAGCAAACTCAAAAGATGAACTTATTTTTGGACAAGTTATAAGTAATACAAGTTTGATTAGTCCTGTAGATAAAGGCGAATGGAGTAGTAGTTATACTTATGCTGTTGGCGACCAAATATACATTCAGGTAAATCTTGTGAAGTATTATTTTGTATGTAGCGCCGCCAACTCCAATATTGCGCCACCAAATGACTCATACTGGATTGCTGACGAGTGTGGAAAATGTTTAAAATCTTGTAGACTACGATGGGGCACCAATTCCTATCTACCATTCGGAGGCTTTCCTGGCGCTAATCGTAATCTCTAATGCCATCAATAATTGAAACCTACTATCCAAGCTCCGCCAACAAGGTATGGAGCAACATAGATGAAATAAAATCTTCTATAAAATGTATAGCCAAAAGTAAACCTAACCAAGAGGTTTGCGGACTAATTGTTAAGGATTCCGCTATAGAATGTAAAAACATATCTCAAAATCCACAAGAATCTTTCGTTATAAGTCTATCCGACTATTTAAGTGCGGCCAAAAAAGGCAAACCAGAAGCCATATTCCATAGCCATATCAACGACAAAACCTCTGCATCATTAATAGATAAAGATACCTCCATAAAACACAACCTACCAATAATCACTTACAACCTAAAAAACGACTCCTTTGATGAGTTTAACCAAAAAAGAGGTATTTCCTACATAGGAAAACAGTTCAAATTAGGAAAATCCGATTGTTTTACATTACTAAGAGAGTATTATCAGCAAGAACTAGGAATAATTATACCAGAATTAGACATAACACACAAACATTCTAGTCGATCCACAGCATTTAATGAGCCGGAAAAGTTTGACTTTATTCAAGTTAATGATTTGAAAGTTAATGATGTTTTAATTTTTACCGAAAACGACAACAACCACATACTTATTTATCTTGGCGGCAACAGAGTTCTCCATCAACCAATGAACTCAGCAAGCTTAATTCAAGAAATAGATGCATCTTTATCAAGCAAAATAACTAAAATATTAAGACATGGATCATTTATACGCAAAAATTCAGAATCATTGCCTTGAAAATCCAGCAATAGAGAGTTGTGGTTTAATTATCGAGACGCCAAATGGAATCATAGCTGAACCATGCAAAAACATATCTAATTTTCCTAAGCACCATTTCTTGATTTCTTCGGAAGAGCAAAGAGAAAAAGAGTATAAAGGTAAGCTTCTAGGATTTTATCACAGCCACGTAGATGAAAGCGACTTTAGCTATCTTGATAAATCTGTATCTGAAAAAACTAATCTAGAATGCTTTCTCTATCAAATTCCAACAGGGAAACTCCTTAGTTATAAACCTAACGGGTGGCGTGCTCCGTATCTAGGTCGTCCATTTGTCCCAGGTATCTTTGATTGTTATCAGTTAGTTAAGGATTATTACAAAACCGAGTTAAACGTAGAACTTCCAGACTTAGATCATCCATTTCGATTTGCGCCGACTCAAGACGCTGAAGAACTTCCAAAAGTTGGATATTCTAAAAAAAGCACATTCTTGGTTGACTATTTCTTAAGTAATGGTTTTCAAAAGGTAGATGATATACAGCTAAACGACATTCTTTTAATTAAAACAGATAGGATTGACGCCGCCGCGCATTGTTTGATTTATTATGGTAACGATAAGATTTTACATCATCCTGGCGACAAACTCTCAAGAATAGAGCAATACAACTATTTTTATCAAAAAAGAGTCGTTGCAAAGTTAAGGCATTGCTCACAGGTGTAATTATTCAATGTAATGTCTGCAAACTTAGTAACTGTTACGTTTCACGGAATTTTAGGTGAATCATTATCTAAAACCGTATGGAAAGTCGCCGTAAAAAGCGTCGGAGAGGCGTTGTATGCTATAGAAACGCTATCAGGAAGACAATTATACAAGAAAATTGTAGATTTATCCAATAAGAATGTAAGATATGCTGTTGCTATTAATGGAGAACCATTTAAAACGGAGCAAGATTTATCAATCGACAATCCTGAATCTATCAGAAATTCAGAGTTGTGTATAAAGAGAAATATAGAGAGTATTGATATTATTCCGGTTATTGAAGGAGCTGGTGGCGACTTCATGAATATTTTTACGGTTATTTTAGGCGGCTTACTTATTGCGACTGGACTTGGGGCGTTTGCTGGAATAGGTTTAACTCTTGGATCAACATGGGGAACTGTAGCTGTATTCGCCGGATTAGGTCTATTAGCCGCAGGCGTAACAAACCTATTAACATCTCCACCAAAGTTTGAAGATTTTAGAGAAATCGGTGGCGGTGGCGCTAGATCTTACCTATTTAATGGTCCGCAAAACACAACAAGAGAAGGTGGTCCAGTTCCGCTTGTGTATGGCGAACTTATAGTTGGCAGCCAAGTGATATCAACTACTTACGACATTATAAACATCTCCGCATCGCAAGACGCCGCAATTCCAACCACAAACACCGGATCTGAGCCGGATCATGTAAGGTTCTCGTTTACAAATAAAGGAACCATACCTAACTAAATGAGCTTCGAATATAAAAATTTAATACAAGGCCACGGAAAAGGTGGAAGTCGCGATAGCGTTAGGTTTCCAGTCGATGATCCAGAAGGAGTATTATACCAGACAGACATATCTGGCAACGCCATAACTTACGCCGTATCTCAAAACCATATTGAGGTTCTGGATTTGGTTTCGGAAGGCATGATTGAGGGATTGGTTAGTGGATACTGGACTAAATCTGGTAATGTTGGCGATGTTGGTTACGCTTCATCTGTATTCTCGTCTTACTCAACACCATCTGGTCTATCTGATACAACTAGCTGGTTAAGGTCTGTATACTGGAACCAAACGCAGCTTATTGACAGCAATGGTCAATTTAATTTCCAAAATATTGATGTTAGCTATACAAAAGGCTATCCAAATGGCGCTATTCTAAACACAACAAACTCAGATTTGATTGTTGTTAGACCTATTGGAGAGAGATTACGTGGAGCGCCGACATCAGAAACAAATACTGCATTAAATTCAAACAGCGATTTTGCCAAAGTTTATTCCTTTTACAATAAAGATGTTAAACAACTCAAAATCAACGTTCGCGTCAATCAATTAAGCAAAACTAATACAACCAAAGAGGAATACGGAGATACGGAGAAGACAAAAATATCGTACTCTATCTATAAAAAGAAACTATTTAGCACTCCAGGTAAAACAGATAACTATGTTTTGGCGGCCACAGATTATATCGAAGGTAAAGTAACTTACGGATTTATAAAGACTACAAACATTACTTTAGCTACAGCCAGCGACGACTCAGTTAACCAAAATGACTTTATTGGCTGGCAAGTAAGGATTATTCGAACAACTCCAGAAACCTACGAAACAACAATAAGAAATCAGACATTTATAGATTCTATTATTGAAATATCTGGAGATACGTTTAGTTATCCAAATTCAGCTATAGTTAGACAGAAATTTAATGCGGAATACTTTAGCCAAATTCCATCTCGGTCATTTCACGTTAGAGGATTGAAGGTTTTGGTCCCAAGTAATTATGATGTAGATTCGAAAACTTATTCTGGAGATTGGGATGGAACCTTTAAAGATGATAAAGAATGGACCGACAATCCGGCTTGGTGTTACTTTGATTTACTAACAAATAAGCGATACGGCTTAGGAAACTATCTAGATACCGACTCAATAGATAAATGGACGTTATACGAAATATCAAGGTATTGTGATACGTTGGTTCCAGATGGTTTTGGCGGCGTAGAACCAAGACTGACCTGTAATTTAATTATTGCTTCGAGAGAGGAAGCCTTTAAAGTTGTTGCTGACTTAGCAAGTATATTTAGAGGGATAACTTATTACTCTGGCGGCATAATCCAAGCCTCATACGACTCGCCAAAATCTCCAACCTTTCAATTTACTAACGCAAACGTCGAAAATGGAGAATTTCAATATAGTTCATCTGCCAAAAAAGCAAGACATACGGTTGCAATAGTCAGATATAATGACAAAAATAACTTCTATCAGCCAGCCATAGAATACGTTGAAGATCAAGAAGGGATAAAGCGTTATGGAGTTAGAGAAATAGAGACTTCGGCGTTTGGCTGCACATCTCGCGGACAGGCTATTAGATTTGGCCGCTGGATTCTATTATCCGAAAGATTAGAAACCGAATCAGTAACATTCACCACAGATTTACAAGCTACATTGCTAAGACCTGGAGATGTATTTTCCGTATCTGACCAATATCAGAATTATCAAAGGTATGGTGGTAGAACTTATCAAGTTGTAAATGGAGCCTCCACATCAACTGTAACTTTGGATGCTCAACTAGATCTTGGATCAGCGAAACTATACGAGTTTAATCTAACTACTCCTACCTACGATTACGACACCACTCAAACAACCTTAACAAGTAGCGCCGAAACAGTAGGCATTAATAGACCTCAATACCAAACCAAAACATTCTTTGGTAGCGCGGCATCCACCTCTAATAACAGAACTCAAATATCGTTTACCACTCCGTTTAACTTTACGGATTATACATCCGGCACACAAATGACGTGGGGTATAAATCTAGTAACTGGAACGTCAACCGGACCAGAAGATTACGAAACGGCTAGCGGATTAGCAAAATTATATAGAGTTATCAATATTCAAGAGACTGAAAAAAACAAATTTTCAATCGGCGGCCTACAGTATGAATACGCTAAATACGCTCAAATCGACTCAGGTTTAGCTTTGGATCAACCAACAACCTTATACAGAAGCCAACCTCAAGCTCCATCGGCGCTATTCTTAAGTCTAGAACAAAGAACCGCAAACACCAAAGCTATCAACTACTCTTTTGTTGTTCCTAATTTAAGTGGTATAACAAATTACTTGGTCTATGCGAAGCAAAATGCGTTTGGCGCTGGAGACGTAAACACAAACAACCTAATATCAGTATTGCCATACAATGTAACTACTGGAGTTTATATACCTAGCTCGGAAGGCAATTATTACTTCAGAGTCTATTCTAACAATACTTTTGCTGGCGCATCTTCAAGTTATGCCGCCAACAACATTATAGTAACCAACACCAATCCATTGCTAGATCTAACTATATCATCTTTAAAATTAGATACAGATGACGGAACTAACTCTGGTGGAACTACTTATACGGGAACCTACACCAATTCTTCGCCAACATTTTCTTGGCAGGTAGGATTTAACGCGGCATCGATAGCACCATCTGACTTTACTTATCGTGTAACGGTGAGAAAGCCATCGGCATCCAATACGCCTGATCCTGGAATCTGGTATTCCGTTTCTGGTTATTATCCAAGCGATCCAACTAATTTAACCTACCAATTTCCAATAGCGACAAACGTAGCCGCGACTAATGGACCATTTAGATCATACGATTTAGTTGTTGAGGCGACAAAATTAGATGGAAGTTCTTCGGCTGGCGGAAACTTTATCAACATGGTAAACGCTTCTGGATTGCAAGATTCTTTATATACCAATCCATTAGGTTACGACATTATGTATGTCACAAATCCTCCACCAACAGGAGTAAGATTAACTCCAGATGGAGAATCAGAAAGCGCAAGTCTATTAGCTGGAACTACTTACACAAACCAATGGTTGAATACGGATGGCAGCACAGTAATTAAGTTTAATACTGGAACTATACAGTTTAGTGATCTTGTCGGCGGTTTCGTCTATACAAATCCTACAGGATACTTTACAGATATTGGTGTTCCTGGGGTTTCGAGAACTAAGTTTGCATTTCCTACAACTGAAAATGTTGTATTTCCGTTTGCGGTTAGCATTCCGACACAAATCACTAATACTGGAACGTGGGTAGCCTTATCTTTGTATGACCAATTTGATGACGGCAATTTAACCGAACAAACTATTAGCGGCCTATATCTAAGCAACACAACTTATATTCAGAAACTTGGAGACTTTACTGCCGCATCTGGAAACCTACAAAATCAGATCTCTATATTGCAGAGCGGTGTATTTAACGGAAATATCTACGTTAATGGAACTGGTTACATTACAAAAATAATTGGCGGCGGAGATAATTGTGCTCCAGGTGTGTTTGCTGGCGTATTAGGTGGAAGTGGTAATTGTGCTGTTGGTGATTATTCTATGGTTGGTGGCGGTGTTGATAATAGAGCGACTGGAATATTTTCATCAATACCTGGAGGTTCAGGAAATAGAACTAATGGAACATACTCTATGGCTTTTGGCGCTAAGGCGTATGCTTCAGATAACGGATCTCTTGTTTTTGGAGATGGAACGACTACCAGTGTTAAACAGAGCGCCGGATCAAACACAGCATCATTCCATTATGAAGGTGGAGTATTTATAACTGGAAACGGCAACTTAAATGTTCAGAAAAATGTCGTTGTAAATGGGGGTGTGTTTTCTACAGGAATCGTAGTAACTGACCCATTAGGAAATCTCAATAGAGACACCAAGATATTTGGCGAGGATTCTGGCGGCTACTATCAAGTTAAAGCAAGAATTAGCGGAGTTGATTATGTTTTATTCACAAAGGCGATCTAACAGCTAAAATATAGCTGATTGAGAATTTTAATCATAACGCCGCATCTTTCAACTGGAGGACTACCGCAATATCTTTACTGGTGGATTAAGAATTTAAATCTACCAAAAGAAGACGTTTGTGTGGTTGAATATGACTTTCTTAGCTCTCATTACGTAGTTCAAAGAAATAAAATTCAAGAAATCTCAACACTACACACGCTAAAAGACAACAAAATAGAGTTACTTAATGTTATTAGGAGATTTAAAGCCGATGTTATACATATTTTCGAACATCCAGAACTGTTCATGAATCGTAGTATAGCTAAAAACATCTATGAAAACGATACACCAATCATTGAAAGCACACATACATCACGATTCAATATACAGAATAAAGAATTTCTTCCTGATAAATTCATACTTCCTTGCGAATTTTCTCGTAGACTGTTACTTCCTCTTAATGTCAGCTCGGATGTGGTTGAATACGAACATACACCTATAAGCATAACAAAACAAGAAGCGCAAAAACAACTAGGTTTCGATCCTAACAAGAAACATGTTTTAAATGTAGGTTTATTTACTCCAGGTAAGAATCAAAAAGAGGTGTTTGATTTGGCTCGCGAAATGGAAGATAAGGATGTTTTGTTTCATTTTGTAGGTAATCAAGCTCAGAATTTCGAAGAATATTGGAAGCCGTTAATGGAAAATAAGCCAAGTAATTGTATGGTTTGGGGCGAAAGAGACGACGTGGATGTTTTTTACGCGGCAAGTGACTTGTTTTATTTTACATCGAAGGAGGAATTAAATCCGTTATGTGTTAAGGAGGCTTTGAGTTATAACCTACCTGTAGCTGCTTACAATCTGCCGCCGTATTTAAATAAGTATGATGAGTTGGTTACGTATATTGATAATAATGGAAGAGAAATCGTTAATCGGTTATTGAATAAAGAGTTTAGGATTAAGTTAGTCCATCTGCTATCTCAGCCACATTCTGAAAGAGAAAGACAGTCAATAAGATGTTTAGCTCCTATGGCGCAATTTGGAATAGACTACATTCAACATGTTAATGTGCCGCTAGAAGTATTACCAGAACAGGCAAGACAAAAAGATAGACCAAACTTAAATGCTGGTCATTTAGGCTGTTATATGGCATTCCAATCAGCTATTCATAACGAATTCCAAGATTATGATTTCTTAATGATTTGTGAATGCGACTGTAAGCTACTTGTGTCTCATAACGACTTCTATCTTGCTATATTAAAAGCTTGTGACGAGATAATAAAAAACAAAATAGATTATTTCTCATTTGGGGATACTAAAGATCTTGAAGCTGGAGTATTGCAATCTGAGTATTTTGGCGGCTACGATTCCGATTTTGCCTTCGAAACGAATAAAATCATAGGCATTCAATCTATTATATTTCCAAAATCATCTAAAAAATTCTTGCTAGACAAATTTCATTCTGAACCATGGAATGGTATGGATATTTGGTTTAATGACGTTTTTAAGGAAGATGGGCGAAAAATAGGAATAGTTAAAAATAGGTTAACATCTCAATTCAACGGAATTTCATTAATAGATAACAAGGAAAAGAGCCTGCTATGATAAAGCATTATTTCAACGTAAAAAAAGGCAATAGGTTTGCAGATAAAAGTAAGAGTCTCGATATTCGCGTAGACTTTATAGATGGCGCAAAGTTAGAAATATTAAATGGACCGCCAAATACAAATTATTGCGTGATGTTTTCCGACGCCGCAACCGGAGAAAGACAACATTTATCAAACATCAAAGAAAACCATTGGACGAAAACCTCTAGAGCATACTATACAGATTGGTTAGTTGAAGTTTACAATTCTAAAGAAAAAATCTATCAACATCGTTGTAATTTGATTAATAAGAAGGTTTATATAGCTTTAGATTCCAAAGCTTTAGGTGATACCATTGCTTGGTTTCCATATATTGAAGAATTTAGATTAAAACATAACTGTAAAATTGTATGTTCTACATTTCACAATACATTGTTTGAGTCAGTTTACCCTCAGTTTAAGTTTGTAAAACCTGGAGATGAGGTTTTTGATATTTATGCAATGTATAAAATAGGTTGGTTCGGCCCCGATCATAATAAGTTTAGAAACGTAAATGATTGCAGAACGATCCCTCTACAACAAATAGCTTCCGACTACTTAGGATTACAATACAAAGAAATTAAACCAAAAATCTCAGTATACTCAAAAAGTAGGATAACTTGCTCAAAACCATATATCTGTATTGGTCCAGAATCAACATCTCGCGCCAAACTATGGAACAATCCTAATGGCTGGCAGGACGTAATAGATTTCTGTATATCGAAAGGTTATCAGGTTTATTATTTAGGTTTAGATAACACTAAGTTAAAAAATGTAAAGGTTATCCATGGTAGCATCTCTCAAATAGCTCAAACCTTAGAGGAATCTAATGGATTTATAGGATTAGGATCTGGGTTATCTTGGTTGGCTTGGGCGCTAAATAAACCTCAAGTCTTAATTTCAGGATTCTCGGAAACTTGGGCTGAAGTCAACATTCCTGGTCGAATTATAAACAGAGATGTGTGTCACGGATGCTTTAATAGTTTGAAACATTTTTACGATAAAGGTGATTGGGGGTGGTGTCCAGAAGGCAAAGACTTTATTTGCACGAAAGCTATTTCCTCAAAGTCTGTTATAGATATGGTTAGTAGTGTAATTATGTGAAGAATGGCTATAGTTCGTTATATTGGTGATCACTTTACAGGAATTTCGTCAGATACTAAACCAACTGACGTATCAAATGGCGCGTGGTTTGATGAATTAGATACTGGCCTACAATATCATAAAGTTAGCGGAACTTGGACGCTAATACCTATTTCTGGCGACAGATATTCAACAACATCATCTACTAGTGTTGCTATACCAACATCTCATCCAACATCCGTTTCCTTGACTGGTGGAGTTGGATTAGCTTATACCGCTGGTCAAACCGTTATTGTTGCAAACGACTCAACTCACAGTTTTCAAGCAACTGTAACCTCTTATGATTCTGGAACTGGAGCTTTCGTATTATCTTCAAGCAGCAACATAGGAACGGGAACATTCGCCTCTTGGTATATAAACACTAACGGAGCGCCAGGAGCTACAGGTTCGGCTGGTTCAAGTGGAATTAGTGGAACCTCTGGAACTTCAGGGTCTTCTGGGACTTCAGGATCTTCTGGCGTAAATGGAACGTCTGGATCTAGTGGAACATCCGGTAGTTCTGGTTCTTCAGGTTCGTCTGGATCTTCAGGAACTAGAGGAACTTCGGGGACATCTGGAACAAGCGGCTCAAGTGGAACAAGTGGTGCTACCGGAGCCAGTGGATCATCTGGAACTAGCGGATCGTCAGGAACTAGTGGAAGCTCTGGATCAAGCGGTTTATCTGGTTCTAGCGGGACTTCGGGTAGCTCTGGAACCTCTGGTGTAAATGGAACTTCAGGTAGTAGCGGGACTTCTGGATCTAGTGGAACGTCTGGATCGGATGGATTAAATTGGCGCGGAGCATGGAGTTCGATTGTAACTTACGCTATAGATGATGCGGTTAGTTTATCAGGATCTTCTTATATAGCTATCGCTTCAAATACAAACCAAACGCCGCCAAACGCAACTTATTGGAATGTTTTAGCGTCAATAGGTAATTCTGGAACAAGTGGAACCTCTGGATCTTCAGGTTCGAGCGGCAGTTCTGGCAACTCTGGATCATCTGGAACATCAGGTTCGTCTGGGACTAGCGGCAGTTCTGGAAGTTCCGGCTCATCTGGAACGAGAGGAACATCTGGTACATCAGGATCTTCTGGCTCTTCTGGCTCTTCAGGCTCAAGCGGCTTAGGTATTAACTGGCAGTTAACTTGGGGCGCTGGAGCTAACTACAACACCAATGATGCTGTTACATACTTAGGATCTTCTTATATTTCGTTATTTGATAGCAATATTGGAAACAATCCAGCTTCAACTATTGGTATTTGGTGGGATTATATAGCTGTAAAAGGGGATACTGGCGCAACGGGAGCTACAGGTGGTTCAGGAACATCAGGCACAAGTGGAACTTCTGGAACGAGTGGTATAAACGGAACTTCTGGTACAAGTGGAACCTCTGGAACGAGGGGAACTTCTGGAACTTCAGGAACTAGCGGTATAGATGGTGCTACTGGCCCCACCGGACCAACTGGAGCTAGCGGATCATCTGGAACTAGCGGAACGTCAGGGATATCTGTATCTTCAGCTAATCCAAGCGTATCCATACTACTAACTCAACAGAATGGAACCGCCACAACCTTCATGACTTCGGATTCAGCGCCAGCTCTAAGTCAAGCTATAGCTCCAACATGGACAAATGTTCACAGTTTTACTCGCTCCGCTGGATCAGATTCAAACATAACTGGTAAAGTTTCTGGTAATACTTATCCAAGATGGACTATTACCGCTGATGGAACTATATATCTAGGTAGTGGGTCAGCTACACAAGACGTGTCTTTATATAGATCGAGTGGGTCATTAGAATGTTCTGTAGAATTTCAAGCTCTAGCAAGATTATTATCTCTTGGCTCTAGCGCCGCAGTATATTTAGATAATCAAAGTAATCCAAACGCCGCTGCCGGAATGCAATGGGAATGCACAAGTAATGGAGTAATGGAACTCTTTGACGTTAATTCTGGCACGACGAAATTAACTATAACAGATGGCGTTGTCCCTATTGCTGGCGGCGGAACAGGTCAAACTACAGCGCCAAATGCTATCAACGCATTAGTTCCATCTCAAACAGGAAATGCCAACAAAGCCTTGATTACAGACGGATCTGTTGTATCGTGGGGCTATCCAGCCTCAACCTCCGACGTTCGAACAAAGAAAAACATCCAGAAACTCACAGACAGTCTACCAATACTCAACAAACTTAGAACAGTAAAATATCAGTATAATGGTAACGCTAATACAACCGACAACGAAAACGCAATCGGAATAGTTGCTCAAGAAGCCGCCAAACACGTTCCATACTGCTTCGATACAGTAAAAGTAAAACTAAGGCCAGACGACGAGGAAGAGACGGATGTTTATAGATTCAGATCCGATCCATTAATATTCCTGCTAATTAATTCAGTCCAGGAATTAAGCAAAAAAGTAGATGAATTAGAAGAAAAACTAAAAAAGTGTAATACCAATTAAATTTATGACAAATCCTAAGTTGGCAGAACTAGAGCAAAGCTTCGCATCGATCAAAAGTGAGTTCGATACATTAAAAGCGGAGATGGGTCCAGTAATGGAAAAACAAGAGGATGAAATGTGTAGCAAGAAAGAAGCTTACCAAATGTTCTCAAGAGTGATGGATAATGTTTATTCCATGGTTGATAACTGTCATGCAAGAATTTCTGCCGTTGATAACTGGCACTATACCAATGCCGCCGAACATGGCAAAAATCATATGCCTCCATTTAAATCAGCCACGCAACTTAAGGCATTTCTCAAAACTTGTGGCATGGAAGATGATTATGAAGTTCAGAAGCCAGTCATTTATGCCTCCAATCAGCGCGGCCTAGAAGTCACTTTAGATTACTCAAAAAATACGAAATAACAAACACAAACATAAAGTTAGCTGAACCTAAGCCTAAAAAACTTAGGTTTTTTGCATTTAGTGTAATTAAAAAAAGATATGCCGCGCCAAACTATAACTTTTGCATGTAAGATTCAACCAGTCCCATCGACGGAAAAGAATAGATATGTCGCCATGGCTTCCATGGATCAACTTCGACAGTTTTTACCAAACGTAGATACTGAGAAAAATTACGACATTCTTCCTGTAGCTTTTCAAGGTTTTAATGTAAACCTTTTTAATAAAAATGATGACGGCGTAGATTCGGCTGGCGCTGTAGCATTTTACAAATCATTTATTGGAAAGCCTATAAATCGAGAACATAGCAGAAGCGATACGGTTGGTTATATCATATCTTCTACATTAACTGAACTAGGCTCCAACAAAGAAATTACGGAAGAGGAAGCTTTGAAAACCGACAAACCATTTAATGTTGTATTTGGCGGTATAATTTGGCGGCTAGTAGACGGTGGCCTCGCTGAAAAGGTAGAAGAAAGCCAAGAGCCAGACTCGGAATTTTACGGCAAGATTTTTGCGTCGTTTGAAGTTGGCTTCGATGAGTTTGATGTGGTTGGAATTAAGCAAGGTAGAAACTTAAAGGATGGAGAGGTATTAGACAAGGAAAAATATGCCAAACATCTTAGAGCTTTAGGTGGAACCGGAACTGAAGATGGTTACAGATTATTTAGATTGGTTAAAGGAGAGCTACTTGGTTTAGGCGCGGCGCTAACTACTAATCCAGCCGCATTTGTTGAACCATTAGCCGCTCCGGTAGAAAAAGAAGAAGATAAAAAAGAAGAAAACGATAAAGAAGATGAAAAAGAGGAGGATGAAGTTGAAGAAGGTAGCCAATCCAATGCCAATTTAGAGTTAGAAAAAGAAAAAAGTGTAAAAATAAGAAAATCTATGAAGATTACTAAAATTGAAGATCTTACGGATGAAGCGATGAAAGAAATCGCGGCATCGTCTGTTCGCGAATTCCTATCCGATAAGGTTCAGGAGTTTGCGGTGCAATACAAGCAGGATTCCGAAAATAAAGAAAAGGAACTCCAGGCTAAGGAAGAAGCTCATAAGGCGTTACTCGCCGAGCATGAAGCTCTTAAAACTCAAACCGCAGAACTCAAATCTACTTTAGACTCGATTCAAGCTCAAGCCTTGGCTCGCGAAAATCAAGAAAAGTTGAATGCGAGAATGTCAGATCTTGAAGCTACTTATGAATTAGGCGCTGAAGACGTTGCTATTATCACTAAGAAGGTAGCTGGGCTAAGCGACGAAGATTATACAGCTCTAGCCTCCGAACTTGCCGTATTACTTAAGGAGAAGAATAAGGAGTATCGAAAGTCTCTCGCGGCCTCTCGCCAAACTGAGCCTTCCACTCAAGCCGCTCCAGCTCAAACTCAGAAACCTCAAGAAGCTGTAATCGTTGCCTCAACAACTGTTGATAATGCAATCGATAACGCTACTCAAGTTAACGCCAACATTCCTGGAGCCTCCGCGCCAAAAATGACCGTCAAGGAACTTGTTGAGAAGGCTTTCGGCGGCGACAACATGAAAATAATTATCTAAAAAAAGAAAAATCAAAAAATTAGTGTAATAAATACAACGATAAGAAAAACTTAACTAAAAAACAATATGCCTACAATTAAACCATTTCGAGATCATAGCCCGCATGAGGTTATTAATCTCTTCGGTGTTAATAGCACCGACGCAAACAAAGGAACGCTAGTCAAGATCGCGACTGGCTTTACTACCGAAGACAATCTTATCACTGATACGATTGGACTTGCCTATGCCAACACTGTCAGCTCTCGCTATGGTGTTACCGCTCGCGTTGCCGCCACTTCTTCCACTGGTGATACCGCCATTGGTATTCTTCTACATGATGTTAAAGAATTGGACGAAAACGGCGAACCGCTCAAGTTTCATCCTAATAAAGCAGTTGCGATGGGTGCCGTCCTATCTGGTCAGGCTTGCCCGATCCTAACTCGCGGTATTGTTATTTACTCTGGAGCGCATGGAACGCCTGCCGCTGGCGCATTGGCTTACACCTCTGGCAACGGAACGGTCACAACCGTCAATAACGGAACTAACCATCAAACAGTTGGTCGCTTCCTTGGCGCTAACGATACAAGAGGCTTCGCTCTATTGAAAATCGCACTCTAATCTCGGGATAACAATAAAAAACTAAACAAAAAAAGATTATGAATATTAAATTAAAAGAATCTCCCGAACAAAAGGCTCTATTCGCGGCCATCGGTAGCAAGAATCGCGAAGAGAGTTTTGCGGCTCAGGAAGCTTTTGCCGCATTCATTACGCCAGTCGTTCAAACGGTGCTTTACCAAGCGTCAACGGTTGGAGCTGTATACGTTACTAAAACGTTCAATGAAGATGATAGCCCATCTATTCCTCTTGATCTGTATTTTGACGAAGGAACTGAATTCGTTCAGGTTTGGAGCCAAGATATTGCTGGTGGACTTGGAACCTCTCATGTTGAAGGTATGAAGGAAATGAAGATTTCCACCTATAACCTCCAATCTGCTGTGTCATTCAATAAGGCTTATGCTCGAAAAGCGCGACTAAACGTGCTTGAAAAAGCTATCCAACGAATGATCAACGAGGTTATCGT